AGCGTCTTCTCCAAATGTTAATTATTTTGCCATAATTTATTTTTTTTCTTTTTGTGATTTAGGTAAAAACTCTTCATTAATATGACCACAATCGTCACATCTAAATACTGGTATAGGAACTATTTGTTCTTTTCCAGTTGGTGATATCAATGCTGATAATCTTTTAAACATAGAAACTTGTCTAAATACCTTTCCTTCGCATTCTTCACATATAATATCTTTTAATTTTGCGGCATCGATTTTAATTTCCGGTTTTGGTGGTGTTTTACCATCCAGTCCCATTACTTTTCCCATAATTTTCCTTTATTTTATTTCATTAATTAGTTTAACCATTGTGGACATAATATGCAATTCCTTATCAACTGCAAATGCATCTTGGTATTGTGATTCGGCTAATATCAAAATAATACTTGCAATATGTCCTTTTGCATAATTATCTATTTCATCAAATAAGAATTTATATAATGCTGTAAAGTCTTTTACTTTACTATCATTAATTAATTGTCTTATATTTTGAAAACAAGATTTCTTATCTTTTTCTTTTTGTAATATATCTAAAAGTTTAGTCATATAATTTGCTTGTACTAAACTTTCTTTATCTATCGTTAATTTTCCATCTATAACCTGTCTTTGAGCTGAATTTAAGACTCTTCTTATGTCCGGATATCCGGCGTTTATAATTGTTACAAGATCAGTATTATCATATTTCACTTGTAATTCATTTAATATAGTAACTATCCTTTTTGCAACTTCTTTTTTATTAGGTGGTGTAATTCCAAATACCTGACATCTAGATTGTATTGGGTCTATAATTTTTTCAACATAATTACATGTTAAAATAAATCTAGTTGTTTTAGAAAATGTCTCCATTAAATTTCTTAATGCAGCTTGTCCATTTGGAGTCATATAATCTGCTTCATCTAATATAACAATTTTCCATCTCTTAAATCCTACCGTACTTGCAAAATTCTTAACTTTGGTTCTTACTGTTTCTACATTATTTTCATCTGATGCATTTATATACATTACATCGGCATCAATATTTCCTGCAATTATTTTTGCTAGTGTTGTTTTACCTGTTCCTGCTTGACCGTAAAATAATAAATGTGGTACATCTCCATGTTCAAGATATATTTTTACTTTGCTAATAACTAATTCATTACCAACATAACCATCTAATGTACTTGGTCGAAACTTTTCAACCCATAATGTATGTTCTTGATTTCCGTACATATTAAGCTGCTTGTAATTGTACTAAATAATAAGTTGACGAATAATCTTTACCTGTAAAGGTAACTCTTGCTAAACCTGCACTTGAAACTTCTATTATACCAGTTTCAGCATCTTTGTTTGCAACTAAAATTTCTTTTAATAAATTAGCCGAAAAACACGTAGCTGGTAAATCACTTGATTCTCCTTCTGGAATTACTGGCCAAGTAATTCTATTTGTATTCAATGTTGAATAATTAAGAATCATTTCTGTTCCTAAAGCATCACTTTCTACAGCAAAATTTTCTGTTTCTGGTAGTGCATTTTTAGATCTGACATATTTTTCTACAAAATCTTTTGTTAATTTGATTTTAACGTTAAAATCTGGAAGTTGTTTCATTTGTGGAACTTGCCTAATAACAGATAAATCTGCTAACATAAACGTTATATTAGTTGTTGTATCTGACAAATTAATTGAAAATGCCGTTCCATCTGCGTTATTAACTTTAAATTTAATATCATCATCTAATGCAGTTAATAATTTTGTTAATTGTGATGTTGCATATACTCCTAATGTTACATCTTCAATATCAAAGTTATCCATTGATATTGAACCTACTACGTTTTGATCATCTGTAATAAAATTACATGATATCTCTTTATCTTTAATATCTAATCTAACAGAATTTGCGTTTCCTGCTAAATGATATTTATCAATAAAACTAGTTAATTTTTTCTTTTCCATATTTTCCTTTTATTCGAAGAATTGATTAAATACTTCATTGTTTACTAAATCTCTTGTACTACCACCAAATCTATCATATAATTGTCTATTTTTATTATAGATGTGTATTGCTTTATCTGGGTTTAAAAACATTTCTTCCATACTCATTAATATATTATAAAAATCTCTTGGAACAACTGTTTTTAATAATTCATTATGACATTTAACTATTGCCTCTACTTGTTTAACTGTTTCATTAAATACAAATAAGTTATTTAGTGTCATTTTCATTGTCACATCACCTTTATAATTTGATACCTCTCCAAATGTCATTCCTTCACAAACAGGATGTCCTAATGGATTAGGAACTAAATCATCTGCATTATACGGAAGATTTTCTCCTTTTGGAAAATATAAATCAGTAAAGGTCATTTTACTTAATTGAGGTGAATGTAAATGAGTTCCATATACAGGATATAAACCTGGTGAACTTGAATCTGTTGATACTTGTATATTTCCTCCGTGATATTTGTTTAACATCTTTTGAAAGAAACTTAACATAAAGAAATCAGATATTTTTGAAATACCTAATACATGTATAAATTGATTTCTTCTATCATCGAATTCTCCGTTCTTAATCATAGGAACTAATGCAGACATAAACATAGTTACTCTTTTTTGAGCTCCACCTATACACCAACCACTAAAATCAAAATCTTTCATTTTTTGATACCATGCTTCATATTCCTCAACATTATTACCTTGAATAACATTTAAGAATTTACATTTACCAGTTTGATTATCTGCAAAATATTTGAAATTATCATAACTTATATCCATACATTCATAAAACTTTCCATCGTATTTTGCTCTAGGTGGTATATCTAAATTAACTCCTAAATCACAATTAGTCTCTAACCAATCAAATATAGTTTTCTTAAAAGATGGGTCCCATTTAATTGCACCTGTAGCTAATTGGAATCCTCCTGAATCTCCTAAAACTAATACATCATCATCTAATCCATATTTTTGTCTTGCATCTGGCCATTTATAATGATGACCTGCAGTTATAAGAAAATATGGATGTCTCCATCTTTCAGGAAAATCTTTATCATAAAACCTACATGATAGTCCTGGTTTTACTTCTTTATTTTTCTTGAAGTCTCCTGCACAACCTCCTGCAGATAATGATGGATAATAAATTAAATCTTTCATCTTAATTTCCAAATAATTTTAATTGTGTTACTCCATTTTCTTGTTCTAGTAATGATTCACATAATTCTTTTTCATGCCATACACATAATTCATTCTCATAATCATTAGCTATAATATAACCTTCCATTTGTCTTCCTAAATCAGATCTTTCAACTATATGTGGATGAACTTTAGGTGATTCTAATACATCTTCAATCGTTTCTAATGCATCTCTAACATCAAATGGTTTATACATTCTATCTGCATCTATAAATTCTGGAAAACTTCTAAAGAATGGAAATACTATATCAGCGCCAAATGCCGTAGATTCAATAACTGTCCATGATACATAATCTTGTAAAGATGAATTAAATTGAATTCTACAAGTTGCTAATTCTGTATAATATTCTTCTTTTGTTAATCCTGTCATTAACTTAAATCTAGGTTGTCTTATTTCTAATTCTTCTAATGCATCTATACAGCCTGGTAACATACTTCTGAATGAATTACCTGAAGTTGTTACATGCCATTCATAATCTGGATGATTTTCTAAAAATGCTTCAGCAACTTTCATCATAAAGAAAGGATTCTTTTCTTTATCTAATCTAGATGAATATACAATTGTATTTTGTTTTTTATATGTTCCAGCTGGTAATTTTTCTAATGTTGCTTGTTTATGAATTGGTAATGATACAACATGAATTGGCGCTTCAAATCCTGCTGTTCTTAATTGTTCTTTATGAATAGAACTTCCAACGAATATACCTGTTAATCTTTTATCTAAACCTAATTCATAAGGTCGCATCCAATCTTTCATTGGCCATGTAAAATCGTATTCATCAACTGATTGTGCATGACACATTGTATATACCTTTACATCTTTATAACCATATAGATCTAATGCATACCATATGGCTTCTAATCCTGGTGTCCAAAAGTCTTGTAGGAATATTATATCCCCATCTTGGACTTTGTCATCATATAACATTTGTAAAAAGTTTTGACATTGAGATAAACTATATTTTCCTCTTCCAATTGCATCTAAAACTGCTCCAACTTTAATCTCACAATCAGGGTCAAAATCTCCTTCTACATCAATAAAATTTAATTTGTCTTGATATTTTTCAAATGTTTTAGGCATCCATTCTTTACATAATTGGTATGTATACCTTGCTTTTAATGGCTCTAGGCCAAAATAAAATAAATTTCTTTTCATTTTTTAATCTTTTATTCTATCAAATTTATATTCATCTGGATTGATTTCAAACATATTACATTTTGTAATCTGATGAACTCTATACCAGCCTGCATCTATTGATACAGTATCTGTTTTCTTTAACTTTGCAACATATTGATCTGGTATTCTATATATAACATGAGCTCTATTAAATATAGACATTGGAATTTTCTCCATAGTCTTTTCATTAGCTTCTATTGTGACATATTGTTTAGTTTCTAGGATATTATGTATTTCATCCCAATTACCATGAACACATGCCATTTCAATATATTCAATTGTAAAATAGATATGTGGATAATCTTTATAATTTTTAGGTACTTGTCCTCTAACAAATACCGTTTCTACATCAGATAACCTACCTTCTACTTCTTTTCCATACCAATAACTTTTTCCGTACATATTCTTATTTTAATTTAATATAATAAATCTTTTGCAAACAACCAAATAATTTCATCTAAATGTTAATTACTTAATTAAATCCTTATTCGGATTGCTTGTTTTGTCCAATTTATGGACTTCAGACCAAACGTTATCAAAACGTCTATCTGTACTACTTTCTACTTGAACTTGATATTCATCTATTCGTCTGTGAATAGTGGTATCTCCTTCTTCCCGATCTTGAATTTCTGTCTCAACTTGTCTTTCAAATTGTCGTTCAAGATCGATTACTTCCATTCTTACTAGCTCCAGATCACTGACCCTTCTGCTCAACCTTATCACACCCGCGAACGCATACGCTAACGCACCCACTCCAAGTGTACTTAAA